GCTCTAAGTTACGGTATTTCCGTATACCTAGACACCGGTTTGGAAAGGTGCCTCTGACCAAGAGGGCGTAGGTGTGAACCAATCATAGGCTAGGATGCATCTAACCCCTATTACAGGAGTAGTGCTGAAAAGCCTATTGTTGCTCTGGAGTAAGCTGGCCGAAGAATCGGCCGGTAGATGTTGCACTAGCGCCAGCCACGACATTAACAAAGTCGTGGTTCGGGTCGAACATGAGGGGTTGTCGTTTCTAACGATAACTCTGCCGGCTTTCGGCAAAGCGTTTGAAAAAGCGTTAGACGAAGGCCTCATTACTCGCGACACCTTTCCGGGTTTTTCATACCGGGCGGGTGCAGGAATCCCCAAGTTTTTGGGTGGTTTCCTCGAGCTTGTGTTCGACCGTTGTAGCGGTGTGCTACTTGATGAAGCTTCTTACGAAGCTATTCTTGCTGTGCGTCAGCTAACGTTGATGTTTGGTAAGATTCTCCTTCCTTGCAGTGATGTGAGGACTGAGAAAGCGTTTGACGCTTTCATCGAGTGTGAGCAGGAGGTACGTAAAGCAGATGATATGCGGACGGCCATTGATTTGGACGAATTCCGCAATGCTGCTATTACGCTGTTTGGGAATTGTTTTGCAGAGCTCCACACTCGTGTGGATGCTGGAGAAATGATTCCTAAGCACGGTCCGGGCGCGACTGCTGATGGACTTAAGGGAAACCGAAAGTTCATGCAGCGCGAATGGACCGCTCGTTTGGAGAAGGTGTTCAGTAGTTCGGACTACCTAATCCCCAGCCATTCCTATTGGAAGACGCTGGACGAGATTGATCTCCTCGAACCCGGGAGGGAACGACCCGTTAGGGTCGTTGCCGTTCCTAAGACGTTGAAGACACCTAGGATCATTGCTATCGAGCCGACCTGCATGCAGTACGTGCAGCAAGCGGTTCTTAGTGAGGTCAAAGATGTGCTTATGAGACATGACACCCTCAGGCACATGATTGGTCTAGATGACCAAACGCCTAATCAGCGGATGGCTCTAGAAGGTTCCCGTCTAGGGAAGCTGGCAACGCTAGATCTTAGTGAAGCCTCCGATCGTGTTTCTAATCAGCTGGTCAGAGAGATGCTAGCACCTTGGCCTTCTTTGTTTGAGGCCGTGGATGCATGTAGATCTAGACACGCTGAAGTACCGGGCCATGGAGAAATTCAATTGGCCAAGTACGCGTCTATGGGTTCAGCTCTTACTTTTCC